TTGACTTCTAACCCAGCGGCTTTAATTATTGTTGATGATCCATTCAAAAATGGTGAAGAAGCCGAAAGCCAAGATGTTCGTGATAGAGTTGAAAGAGTTTATTGGGATTCTATTGATACTCGTGCAAGAGCATTAGGCAGTGCAATTATTGTTATTCACACTCGTTGGCATGAAGATGACCTTATTGGTAGATTAGCCAAAAAACAAGGTTTCTATGTTATTAACATTCCTACTGTTTGGGAAAAGGGCGAAGATAAACTATTGCATAGAAAAGTCGGTGAAGTTCTTGCACCAGAGTTGGGACACACTGTTGAATGGGCTATGAATAAAAAGAATAATGTTGGTTCTCGTGTTTGGAACGCACTTTATCAAGGCAAACCGTTTATTGAGGGTGGAAACATTATTCAACGAAAAGACATTAAGTTCTACAACAAAAGAAGTATTCCAGCCACTTTTGATGAGATAGTCTTATCTTGCGATTTGTCTTTCGGTGGTAGAAAAAAAGATAACGACCCTAACTGTGGTGTTGTATGGGGTAGAGTTGGTGGTAATCACTACATGTTAAAGAGATTTAATAAAAAATGTGGTTTCCAAGAAACAATTAACCTTATAAAATTATTTTGTGCCGAATATCGCACTATGAGAAAAAAACTCATAGAAGCCAAAGCAAATGGCGCAGCCACTATTGAAATGCTTAATGGTCAAATAAGTGGTTTTCTACCATTTGATCCAAAGGGTGCAAGCAAAGAATCAAGATTTAAACTTGTAGCCCCCTACTTTGAAAGTGGTAATATATATTTGCCAGATGAAACTGTTGACCCAGATATTGAAGAAGTAGTGGATCAATTATTAAAGTTTCCAAATGTGGCACATGATGAATATGTTGATACTACAAGTCAATATTTGTTAGACTATTCATATAGGTATGATGGCGGACATATTGAAACTGATAGTGTTTATAAAAAGTTGTCAACAATTGTAAGAGGTATTTAATATGATAAGAATGAATGTTGATGAAGAAGTATTAAAAACTGGTGTAGGTCTTGAAAGAGTCGTGCAACAAATCTTTTGGTATCAAGTATTTTATAAAGATGCCATTGGAAAAGACATTCGTTTAATGAAACTTCAAAAAGACATGTATAATGCAAGAAACGGTGAAAGAATTGCTTTTATTAAAAAGCCAAACAGAACCGAAGCATATTACAATTTATTAAAACCTTTATGTGATACTGCTACATCTACTTTTATTGGTAGAGTTCCAGATATTGTTTCTAATGGTAGTAAAGAAGAAATAAAACGCATTAGTAGATTTACTCTTATTCAAAAGCATAATGACTTTGAAGAAGAATTAACCGATGCAGCATTAAATATGTCTATCACTGGTAGTGGCTTTTTATGTTTATATGCCGATGTTGGTGATGTGTTCCCACATTATCGCTCATTAGACCCACTTTACACTAATGTTGTTTATGACTGCACAGTTGCAATGAAAAGATTATTTGCCTACCACATTTATTATGAAGCAGGTAGTGATGGTTCTAAAACTGGTGGAAGATATGTTTGCATTATTTACACCAAAGATAAAATGTATGCTTATTATACTGGTCAAATTAGTATTCCTGCTAAAATGGCATTTAGTGTATTCCCATATAACTTATTCTTAATTAACAATGCTGAATTATCTTTCTCAACTTATCATGGGTTTAACGACATTCCTATTTTTGAGTTTATGAACAATAAGGCTTGCATTAGTGACTGCAAACCAGCATTAAGCATTATTGAACTTTATGGCGAACTTCAAAATAATCGTTTCCAAAATGTTGATGACATTATCAATTATTTACTTGTTATTAAAAACGCAAGACTTGGTGATGATGATGAAACGCAAAAGGCAATTGATTTAATTAAAAACAATAGAGTTTTACCTATCGCTGGTGAAAACACTGATGCCAAGTTCTTATCAAACCCATTAAACCAAAAAGATATTCAAACATTATCTTATGAGTTTAAAAATCTTATTCACTACATTACTCATATTCCAGATTTAACAAGTGAAGAGTTCTCACAAAATGCAAGTGATCCAATACTTAAAATGAAAACTAAACCATTGCTTGACCTTTGCATGGAAAAAGAAAAATGGTTTAATAAATCTTACTTGCCTTTACTTGAAGCAACATTAGAGTTTGTTAAGAAAAATGACAAATCATTATATAGTAAAGTTAACTTCGAAATTGATAACATTGATTTAGTCTATTCTCACACATTACCAAGCAATGATAGAGATATGGTTAACAATATTGTTAACTTGTCTAATGCTGGACTTATTGACCCAAGAACTGCATTGCAAGGTTTATCATTCATTCCTAATGTAGATGAATATTTACAAGGTGTTAGAGAATGGAATGAATATGTTGACAAACGCAAAGAAAACAATAAAAATGAAAATATAAAGGCGAATGATACTAACCTTGAAAGGCAAAATCAAGAGCCACAAACCACTGACAACCAAGACAATTTAGACAATGCTACAATTGGCGAAAGTGGTAAAGTAAGTGAAAATAAGGTTGAGTAATCAACCCCAAGATATAGTTGCCTACTGACTATGATAGTAGAGTGTCGCAAGACAAATAAGTGACCCTAACACACAATTTAGGAGAGGAGATATTATGGTAGAATTACCAAAGACCGAAGCCGAGTTGCAGGCTTATGTTGATGAAAAAATCAACGCAGCAACAACCACCCTTAAAACTGAATACGATGGCAAGTTCGCTGCTCAACGCAAAAAGCACGATGAAGAAATTGCTAAAATTAGAGCCGATGCTGGCAAAAGTGCCGAAGAACTAGCCGCCCAAAAAGTTAAAGAGGAAAATGAAGCCAGAGATAAAGAACTTACAGATTTGCGTTCTTACAAAAAAGGAAAAGTTCTTGAAGAAAGGCTTGCAAAAGAAAACTTGCCAAATCATTTCAAGTATGACACTCGTTTGCTTAATGCAAGCGAAGATGACTTTGATAAAGTTGTTAAAGATGTCAAAAAGGAATATGAGGCAACATTACCAAGGGGCAACCAAACTTCAACAGTTGTAAAGACTGGCGGAACTACACAGCCAAGTTCTACACCAGCCGATGCCGCTAACGAAGCATTTGCGCAAGTCCTTGGAAATATTGTCGGTAAATAAACCGAAGAAAGAGGAAAAACACAATGCCTGCTATTACAAATAGTTCAGTCGTTCTCCCAGTTGAATATAGTAGGGAGATTCAAAAGGGTATTATTGGTCGTTCCAAAGCCCTTGAATTAGGAAAAAGATTACCAGATATGATTGGTAAGACTTTCAAATTAAATGTCATGCAACATTTACCAATTGCTGGTTGGGTTAAAAATCAAACCACACCTGCTGGCGCACCAGATGAAATCAAGCATAAACCATTATCCGTTCTTGCTTGGGAGGGTGTTGACCTTGTTGCAGAAGAAATCTCTGTCATCGTTCCAGTTTCTATCAACACTTTAAGAGATGTTGAAAACTATGTTGACATCGTGCCACAAATCAATGAAGAAGTTATCGGTGCTTTTGACCAAGTTATTGATAGCACACTCTTATTTGGCACTAATTCCCCATGGAATAATTACAATGGTATCGTTGCTGGTGCAACTTCTGCTGGTGCAGTTGTTTCATGGAATGGACAAGGTGGAAGATCATTCTATGATGCCATTTCCGCTGCTATGGAATATGTTGAAACCAGTGGCTTTATGCCAGATGCTATTCTTGGCGCACCATCTATCAATGCTGCTTTCCGTAGTTCTATCACCGATTTAGGTGTTAATGTTGCGGATCAAGGCGAAGTTGGCGCATTACCAAGACATGTTGACTTCACTGGCGGATTTGATTCTTCTTCTGCTTTCGCTATTGTTGGCGATTTCAAGAGAGGTCTTGTTTACGCATTTAGACAAGAAATGGAAGTTCGTTTACTTGAAGAAGCAACATTATATGATGCTTCAACTGGAACAACTTACTACCTTGCACAACAAGATATGGTCGCTTTCCGCTTCACAATGAGATTAGGTGCGGCTTTACCAAACCCAGTCACTCGTCTTGGCGGTGTCCTTTCCAGCGATGGTAAATACATTGAAAAAGGACCAACTGCTTACCCATTTGCTGTCATTACCAAAAGTGGCGCAAGTGCCTAATAATTA